CATTAAGTTTTAGGTATATAGATTTTAATTCATTCTGAATAGATCTTGTTAGTTGTAGTTTTCTTAATTTTTGAGCATGTTTTCTTATATTATCTATATGTATTTCATAGTGCATGAGGTGATTTAGCTGTTTTAGCCTATCACCTTTTTCTAAATATTCGTATAGACTTAATTGCTGTGAGGCTGATATGATTGAACTAAGATCAACATTATCAGATGTTTCAAATAATTTTATAAGACATTTATAAATGACCTTATTTTCATCTATTGTGAATGTGTCTTCTTCTATTAAGGAAGAAACATCAAGATAAGCATCCTTACCATACCTGATCAACCCAGCGAGCACGCCCTTTTCTGATGCCGGGTTGTTTAATTTAGTAAGGGCATTTCTGTCCAAGTTTGATGAATTCACAGAAATATGGCTCTCTTTTAAATTGTGGATTTACTGTAATTGTTTTTTGACAATCTTGACAGAAAACTGAAACGTCTTGATGTGGTTTTCTTGTTCTTTCTACCGGCTTGATATTGTCATTTATCGCATCATAGCCATCTTCTTCATCTGCGTCAAGTCCAGGATCAAATTTATTTATAAACTCTTTTTTAATACTTTCAGTTTTATTTTTGTTCATTGTAAAATCTGGTTCTTTTGAAACAGCAGATTTTGATACAGAAACTGAAATATCTGCACTTGGATATTCTGTAACAGAAGAATAATCATTATCATCTGGAAATGTAACTTTTTCACCAGTAAGTAGAGTATACGCTTCTTCTACTTCGTTTAAATTACCATTTTCAATACCAGACTTTAGTTTATTAACAGCATCTACAATTCTCATTTGCCTCTCGCTATTTGATTTAGATCATCATGCATTCTTCTTAATGACTGACAATCATCTTGGTGTAATTGGACACAGCTTTGTATTTTTCTCATTAGCTCACGCAGTTTGTATACTACTTTATGTTTCATACATACCATTTGTTCTTTTACTTCATTTTTTGTATACTCCGGAAATTCCATAGTTGCTAAATATTGTGACATACCGTCATTATAGGCATTTTGTATATGTTGTAGTGCGCACTTTTGTCTGTTGCACTCGGAAGATAATTTATTGATATGTCCTGCAATTACATATGCATGATGTAGCACATCTTCCGAAGACATTTCCGCAAGCAATTCTCTGGATATGTTTAATGATTCTACCAACTTTGGATTTGTTTTAATTAAATCCAGATGGTGTTGCATCTCATATTGATTAATTATCTTTTCTATATCTGATAGAATTACCTTATCTTCTTCATTTATAGTAATTCTTTTATCGAAGTTTTCCATGCTTCTTCTTCATTATAGGGCAAAATAATCAAAGTAATGTCGTTTAATTCACACCATTCTTTTTTCTTTTTATCTCTTCTTTTTGACTTTAAAAAATCCGCTTGGGTCTTGTAAAAGAAGGATGAATACTCATAGTGCTGTTGACCATGTACTTCAATTATTGCTAATTTATTTGGTAGAAAAAAATCTGCATATAGCAGACCTGTTGTATTTGTTTTTGAGCCGGGGAGAGTGACTTCCTCATATACTGTTTCATATGGCAGCACTGAGGAAATCAACTCTCTGGCTTTTAAATGAAGTGAAGATTTATGCTTCGTTCTTCGTGATTTATATCTGTGTTTTTTGAAAGATAGAGTGTGTTCTCTACCATCAAATCCAGTTACTTTCACTCTAGAAATACCTTCATTTCTTCTTCTAGTTTTTGCATAACAGATTCATTTTCATCAAGAAACTTATATAAGTTTGCTACACCCTGAAACTTATACTTTTTATCAGTATACTCGGGGTCATGCCTTTCCATGAATGGTAGAGAATACCAAGCACCTGCTTTATCTACAACATCAAAAGATTCTGCCAGTTCAATAATTTCCTGTATTTTATCAATACCTTTATTGTATCTAAAATAACTAACAGCCTGTGTACCACTAGCACCAAGCGATGATGTTTGAATATCCCAGGTTATTTTCTGACCAATTTTTTGGCCATCAACAACCCAGTCTTCACTCATCCTTACTTGAACCAATGTATCAGCCTGATACTGTATTTTAACACCACCATCTGCAACAAACTTTTTGCCATAACCACTAGTGTTGGTGATAAGATGTCTTATCATAAAGACCATTGTTTTAGTACGGGGTATAACCTGCCCCATTCTACGCATAAAATCACTAAGGATTTTTGGTAGTCCCGGTCTCCTCTCACCATCAACCATAGTTTCAATATCTCTCTGCGGTATTAAACTGGATATTGAATCTACTACAACAACAGCACCTTTATTATCGGGATGTTGAATAAGTGTTTCAAGTATTGTCAATGCTTCTTCTGCACTGAGGATTTTACCCTCTGGTGCTCTGACCATTTCCATACTTTCAAGATCTAGCCCGTCAATACCTAATAAGTTATATTTCTTAATACGGCCTTCACCATCAAAATAAATAACTTTTCTACCGTCTTTTTGTGCATTTGCACAGATTTGCAAAACAGTACTGGTTTTACCTGTTTTTGGTGCCCCGGTAATAATAGACCAAGACCCTTCTTGTATCCCACCGTTTAGGCTGTGATCTAATGCTGGCGAACAAGATAAAGTCTTTAATTCATTCTTTTCTGCTAAAATATCACTTGCCTTAATAACACACTCGCCCATATCTTTTCTAAGTTTTTTTAACTGGGCTTCTTTTTCTTTCGACATAATTACCTCTAACGATTATTCTAATTGACTCCACAGGTTTTTCTTACCTAGTGGTTTACGAGTTTCCTTAATGTCCTCTTTCCTAGATTCTACAAATTCCGCCGTCTTTTCCTCTTCATCAATTTGCTTTTGATATTTTTCAATAATAGGTATCAATTTTTTATTTCTGTATGATAGCACATACTTTGCTTCTGGTGAATCTATCGCCCTGCTTATAGCGAGCATAGAATATTTTTTCATCAATCTACTTACAGCAACAACTTCACCAGTATACGAGCCTTTGTATTTTGGCATATTCCAGAAATTATCCGGCAATGCGCCTTCATTATTTTTTTCTGCTCGTTTTTGAAATATCTTTTCACACAATCTATTCTGGTCGGTGATTTTTGCTTCTTCATCTGATTTAGATGGAAAAGCACCAAAATTGCTATCGTATTTTTTTGATGGCATTGTTGTAATACTTACTTTTCAAACCTGCACTTCGTGTTTCATCACCTTGTTGTGACGCAGCTTGTGTCATAGCAACTGCACCACGGTCTTTATTTTTCATCATAAAATCATCTGTTCTTGGTCTTTGCCCAGCCGCCTCCTCTTCTTCTACTTTTTTCTGCTCTCTAATTACCTTCTTTTGATATCTATCAATAACCGCCTCTGGTATACCAAGTTCAATTGCTAAACTTTTTGCATCTGTTTCTAAATGATGATCAATATAGAACTTTTGTAATTTAGTCATTCTATATCTACTATTATCAGATACTGCCTTTTTCTTAGCCATACTGATGTCTCCTAGCAATCGTTAGATATCTTCGCTCTTTTGTTTTTAGATATTTTATGTATGCTTCAAAAGAATCTTTTGTTACTTTCTTAAAAGTACATTCTCTAATTTTTCTTCTGGAGAAATCCTCACCCCACGGGTCTACAATAATATTGACTTTACATAGAATGTGATAACTTAAGGCATCTATTTGTTCAGATGTTTTAGTGATCATTTTAGCAAAACAGTGCTCTCCATCTATGCACTCTTTTCCTACATCATTAAAGTAAACTTCATCGTAGCTGATTGGTCGAAAAAAATCATCCATTATCAATAAACCTCTGCTTTTGTACTTCTGACATTTTACCGATTTGTTTTATTTCTTCTTTATGCTGTTTTAATCCTTCTTTTACTTGCTCGTTCTTTTTTGCTTCTTTTTCTTCTACTCCGTATTTACCCAGTTTCTTAGAGTTTTGTTCGGCCAATTGTCCAAGTGTTGTAGCCTCACCCCTAATAAAAGCATGAGCACCACCATAAATTACTCTTTCCAAAGTATGTTTTGCACATCTAGGACATTTTTTCTTTGGTGGGTCATTTATATTTTGTACGACATCTTGCCATAAGAAGCCGCACTGATTACATCCATAATCATATGTTGGC